TTACTCATTTAGGTTAAATCTTTCCTATCTTTGAGTTAATATTACCCTTCAAGATTTCCTTCTTATGCTTCTCAAAGAATTCAATTCTCTTAGTTCCTTGAAGAGCCAAGTATTGCTCTTTAATATCCTGTACAACCGATTCAACTTTAATCGTTTCTGGCGGTAGTCCCATAGAAGCAACTATATCTTTGGCTTTCTCGCCAGCCGATGTTGACTCTGTTACAACTGCCGTTTGCAAAGTTTCTACTTGCTTAACTTGAGATGCCTTTAAATCGGTAATCTGCTTTTCATAGTCTGCCTTCAAGTTGGCAATGGCAGTGTTATGCAGTGCTTGTGCTTCAGTCATATCCTTAGACATATTCTTTAGGTTATTGACTTCTGTTTCTGATTCCTGAAGTTTAGTTAAGAGATTCTTTTTCTCTGTTTCTAACTCGGTTATCATTCCGTTAGCTTTTAAAATGTTGAGTATCATATATGATTTTCTTTCTATAAATATTTCGGACTATTCCGAAAACACTTGGTTTCTTTTAATATTGTAACAATTCAAGTAAGTCCTCGGGTCTATCTATGACGCCATCCGATAGACCGTTAGTAACTGATTCAATACCGTCATAGACCAAACCTTGCATTGCTTCATCGGTTACACTGCTACGCTTGTTCGTTACGGTAGTTTTGAAAGTGTCATACAGTTTATCTACCTTGCCTTGAACTATGGTCTTTTCGTCATTGGTCATTGGCTTTTCTGGTGAACCTATTAACTTGTATTTACCACCTACAAAACTATTGATTGTGATTCCTTGTTCCTTCAATGCTTCACTCGTGTCTATGACTTGTCTGACAACTCCGATACATCCAACCTTGGCAGACGTTGAACAATAGACGTAATTGGCTTGGCTACCGATAAAGTATGCGGCAGAGCAAAAGAGATTGTCCGAATAGGCAATTACTCTTTTGGTCTTTGAAATGGTATCTACTAACTTAGCGGTTTCAATTACTCCCGTATCTTGTCCACCGGGAGAATTGAATAAGAGAACTACATTCTTGATGTTTGGATTATCCGCTATTAAGTCCAGCTCTGCATTAACATTATCTAAGTCACATATACCTAATTCATTAAGGTCTTCGGGACTGCAACCAGTACCTTTCATTATGATTCCATTTATTTGGACAATGCCAATAGGGAAAGAATCAATGGGCGCTGGTGGACTGTATGAAGTAGTATCGGCAACCATAGATGATTTATCTACCGTCTTAAACTTCTCTTTGTAATCCTTCAAGTATGACTCTTGAATAAGCCAAGTAACGTCATGGCTATTTAATTTCATTTGTATAGTGTCGTAAATCTTCATAGGTAAATTATTCGGTTAATGATGTTTCTCCGGCGGTAGAAGTATCTATGCTTGCCAATGCTTGCGGATTCGGGGACCGCTGGCTTAATAGTTCAAGACATACTTGAAATGGTAAAGAGTACTTCTTGGATAATGCTTGTGCTCTGGTAATTAAATCCTCGGTTTCTTTTTGTGATTGGTTTCTCATTTCATACCAATCTACACCCCTCATAGAAGCTATATCTTGTAGAGTATTAGTCCCTAACTTGTAACCTTCTCTTAAAGCATTCTGTTCATTTCCATTATCTACCGTCAAAGCTGCTCCTCTAGTGAAACTCCACTTGTACCAATCTAAATTATTTGTCGGGAGTATTCCTTCCTTCATTGCCTTTGCGACTGCATAGTTAACAATCAGTCTTGCACGTCTTGCGATTAGGTCTTGTCTATCGGCGATTACACGTCTGACTAAATCTTGAACCAATCTAACGGATGCACCGCCAATCTTAGAAGGGTCTAATAATTCTTGTGGCCACCCGATAGCATACATTGCCTTTTTCTGAATACGGCTTATGAATGCTTCTGTGTTCTGTGATGGAGTTTCATTCTTTAGGGTGTCTATGTCTTCGCCGATTCCCGCCTTTAAGAAGAAGATTTCACCGCCGTTAATAGGCATGTAACCAGGCTGGAATGTAGGAATAACTGTATCTTCACTTGCACCAGCTAACCCGCTTACTCCTTCACTAGAACCATCACCGCTTTCATTTTTAAACTTCAGTCCAATTGAACTAGCGAGCTTTGCGCCTCTAAGTAAGTAATCGTTTATTTCATCTTGGTTTTCCCAATCGGTAGCAACTCTAGCAATTTTGTTTATCCCTCGCCATTGGTCGCAAAATTCGGGGTCTAATAGTAGTTGCAGATTTTGTGCTGCAATGTCCAAGTCATCTTCTGCTTTCTCGCCAAGGATTCTATAAGCTAAAGGTCTGCCGTCATCATTGACTATCACGCCATCATTTATTCGGTATCCTTTAAATGGACCGCTCTGAACTATTGTTTCCCCTGCATTATTCCGTTGGCCTATTCGGTGTGCTGGCACTAACCCGACTTGCGGAAACCCTCCTTTGGTAGATGTAAGAAATAACCCCGTGTCCCCGTCAACATCTAAAGCAGTAGAAGAAAGCTTTAGGATTGTATTGAAAGGATAGTTAGAGCCTAGAACAGAACATACGGGAAAGAATTGCTCTACTAACCAAGTCTCTACCGTATCACCCCAATTAGAATTAGTGCCAGTATAGACGGGAGTGTAACTTCCGGGACCGACAACCCAAGAACTTTTTTGAAGGATAGCGCCTCCTAAGTCACCGCATATTGTAAACAGATTTCTCGCCAATGATAAGTTGCTAATTCGGTCGTAGGAACGAACTGCTTTTGGTGTATCGGTAGCATAGTAATATCGGTTCTTGTATTGACCTACCGACTTATTGGGAGTTTGATATAAGCCAGAAAGTTGAGTAGATGCTTTATCTACCTTAACAATTGTCTTCTTTGTTCTAGGAGTCTTAACGGATTTGTTCATTTATGCTATGCCCATATAATAAGGGCTGGCTCTGCGAAATCGTCTGCCGTAAGTAGATGGGTCAACCGTTTGAAGGAATTCGTTACACTCTGCAAGTATCCTTTCTAACTTCATAGCTCTAACCTTAGTTACGGATACACTGTCTGAATTCCATTGACTTACTTCTTGTCCACCTTGTTTAAGTATGTCCACTACTTGCTTACGGATAGCTAACACGTCATCAAGTTCATCTACTCCTGGTAAAAAAATCATTTGTATTACTTTCTCCTATATCCATATAAATATTGGCAACCTAAGCAAACACGCTGGTTATTTTACATTTACGTTACCTAGTATGTTTACTTGGCAGGCGGCTACTAACTGCATACACTCACAATCCCATAAATGATTTGGAATTCCTTTTCTCTGTTTCCATATCCATCTAGGTTTATTGGTCTTTTTATCTATCTCCTGCTCCAAGTATTCAGAATTGAGTTGCCTTGTGTACTCTTCATCTTCGGCTGGACTAACCCATTTTAAACCTTTGCCATCTCTTAGATGGACTAGGATATTTTTAATGGAGTAATTGCTCCATCGGTAGTGTGGGCAAGTCCTACCCTTGGAAGTATTCTTCCCTAAGTTTGGATCTCCTTTTGTTTCGGTAGAATATAATTTCCTTGTACCGTCGGGGTGAACAAAGTCTTTAGCGTCGTACCCTTGTAGAGCTATCCAGCTAAACCATTGCTTCTTACCCTTGAACAGTCCTTGATGCCCGTACTCAATACACTTCGCATAAACCTGAGTTGCCATGTTTCCACTATCTACTAATACGCATTGGTCTTTTATCTGGTGTGGTAGTTGAACGGCTCTAAGGTCTGCCCATGTTGCAGACGTACTCCATTTGATTAACCTTGATTCTCCTGCTTTGTTCCATCTCCTAATGACATAGTAGAATTGAGTAAAATTATTCTGGCAGTCAACCGTCATAAAAGTGTAATCACCCCAAGATTCTTTAACGTCGTAAGACTCCACTAGAATTCTACTCATGGCGATTGGCTGATATTGCTTGTGTGGTACTGCCATCCGTTTCTGGTCAAACTTTGCCAGCGGTAAAATATTTCCTTCCTTCCGTAAGATATGAACTGCTTGAAGGTATTCCGTTACGATAGATGCAAAAGGCAGCTCGGGGTCAACGAAACAATTCCATCTAAAACTTTTCTTGGTAATATCTCCATTACTCTTAGTACAGATATAGACCCCTTTATCATTTAAATATCTTCTGTTTTGTGGGTTGTCGGATACTTCATGCTTACACTTGAAACATTGTAGTCTGGCAGTCTTACCCGCTTCTTGATAGTTCCATACTCCATCGGGACACGTCACATTGTTCTTATCCCATATCAGACCATACCTAGTGCTATCATCTCTTTTACTGGTTATGTTGTAGAGTTGTTCATGATTACACGATGGACATTTCCAACCCCATTCATAGACGGAAGCATTATCAAATTCTATTTGCCAATCATCTCCTTGTTCCCCTCCTTGACTCAATAGAAGTAATTTGGAAGTAGATTTGTAATCGCCTAATCTGGCTTGCAGTTCTTGAATGAATCCTTTGTCCCAAATCCATACTTCATCTCCTACGGCAAACTTATATCCGAGTGATTGCAGAGCCGTAATC